GCTCAGATCGAGCAGGACGAAGATTACAGCATCTACTTCCCTGGTAACGTGCCAAGTGGAAGCGGCCTGCCTTCTTATCGTTCGTCGATGCCGACAACTGACAATCCGTTTGCGAAGTCCACTGCAAACGCTACGCGAGCGGCTGAAATCATTGGTCGCGATCGTGCATTGGCCAAGCGGCTTGTGCAGCAGGCCCGAGCCCGTGGCGACCTCGACCCGATCCTTGCACGCGCTGTTGGCTGACGGGTGCTAGAATTTCTTCGATGAATAGAGGAGGGCGTTCACTTCGGTGGGCGCCTTTTTTCTTGCCTATAGTTCGGGCAGGTACGAGCTGGACCCATGCCGCTGAAGAAGGGTAAGTCTCAAAAGACCATTTCGGCAAATATCAGCAAGCTTCGTCGTGAAGGCTATCCCGAAAAACAAGCTGTCGCAATTGCGATGAGCGAAGCTGGCATGAAGAAGAAGCCGAAGCCCAAGGGCGGCGGTAAGGGCAAAGGTAAAAAATACGGCAAGATGAAGTGAAGAAGAACGTCCCCACGGACAAAGCTTTATACGTTCGGGTCAAGGCGGAAGCTAAAAGAAAGTTTGCCGTGTATCCGAGCGTATATGCTAATTCGTGGTTAGTCCGCGAATATAAAAAGCGTGGCGGTACTTACAGGGTGCGAGAGGTGAAGCGCCGTGGCAAAAAGTAGAAAGCCAAGAGGCGGCCTTGGTCGCTGGTTTGCTGAAAAGTGGATCGACATCAAAACCGGCAAGCCATGTGGCAGGCAGGAAGGCGAAAAGCGCCGCAGCTATCCAGCCTGTAGACCATCAAGGCGGGTATCAGCAGATACGCCAAAGACTTCAGGCGAACTGTCCAAAAAAGAAAAAGATAAGTTCAAGCGAGAAAAGACAAGCTCTAAGCGCATCGGCTATCAGCACAAGAGAAAGAAGCGCTCCTAGTATTAAGAAGTCGCTGGAGAGCTATGGCGCCTCGTCCTGTTAAAAATAAGCGCCGCACTGCTGCTTATTATGCGGCCAATCCTGAAGCACGCAAAAAGAAAGCGGCCTACGACAAGAAATACCACTCAACAAAAGAACGCCGTAAGTATCGAGCTGAGCTTTGGGCTGAGCGCGAGGCCCGTGGTGTTGCAGGCAGGGGCGGCAAAGATGTGAGCCATGCTAGTGGGGGTGGCTTTAAGATGGAAGATTCCTCAAGAAATCGTGCACGTAACGGGCATGGGGACAACCGAAGAATGACGCCAGGCAGGGGAACAAGAAAGCGCAAGCCTCGTCGCTAAGCTTATTGCCAAACGGGAAGGTCTAATGGCGGTTCCAGAGCGCGTTAAAAACAAAATGAAAGAGCTTGGGCTCTCTGGTGTCAACAAGCCTAAGCGCACGCCCAGTCACCCAACCAAGTCGCATGTGGTGATGGCGAAGGAGGGTGATACATATAAAGTTATTCGTTTTGGTCAGCAAGGCGTTGAGGGAGCTGGTAGTAACCCCAGGACAAAAGCCGAAAAAGCAAGGCGGCGCAGCTATTATGCAAGGCATAACGCGCAGGGCAAGCCTACAACGAAACTATCGGCGAAATTTTGGAGCCATACGACCAAATGGACTATATTGCTATGTTTAATTAGTAGTCAGGTATTTGTATGACTGCGTTTCTCTGCCTCCTGATCCTTAATCCAGTCCTTCAGCTCAACAACATATCCCCGAAGCTCTGCCGCTTTCAGGATGTGCCACTCGTCTCCTGTTGCAAAGTAGCAGATGTTATGCCTATCAATAGCACGAAGCATCTGATGGATAATTGGATTCCAGTGCTCTCTTACGGGTGTGTCCCAGGTGCGTCGCTCCACGCCTAGTCCCCGCTACCCGGCCTGCCTAAGATAGCTGCAGAACACCTTTTCAAGCACCATGACTGTCTCCGGCGCCTACCGCTCCAGTGTCAACATGCGTGGCGTCCAGTCCGCCACCGAAGTTGATGAAGTTGTCTCTGCCATCATCATTGGTGTCAAGGGCCTCAAGAGCTTTACTTTCATCCTTCCCGACGCCTTCACTGAAGCTCAGCTCAACGCCCTGTTTGCAGCTGCCCCTACCGTGACTGGCACCAAAGTCATCACCGCAAGTGGTTGTGCAGGTTGGGCCGCTCTTGACTCCACTGAGAAGGCTGTTCTGACTGGCAAGGGCTACACGCTGAACTGACTTGTATTGTCGGCTACCGCCTGGTTTGTTGATACGAAGACAAAGATCTTCTTTTAACCATGGCGGCTTAGCTTGATACCTGTCATGAGGTGAACGGGCCGGGGGAAACCCCGGCTTTTTCTTTGGCTACTATTTGGCAAGAGAGGCAGTGCCTCGCAGCAGCGACCGAAAGGTCTGGCAGCAGTGCTGTGAAGCTGAACAACATTCCCGCAAACTCGCTTCAAGACAATGCTTCTCGCAGGCGTCCCCCTTATTCCCGAGCTGTTCCTTGAGTATCAGCAGGAAGAGATCCAGGACAAGAATGCCCTGGTCACTTCCGGCCTGATGGTTACCAACGCTGCCATCCAAGCTGAATTCCAGAAGGGCGGCAAAACCATCGATCTCCCCTTCTTCGGTGATCTGTCCGGCGATTCGGAAATTGATTCCGACACCGAGGCTTCCACCCCTACTGACATTGCAGGTGACCTGCAGGTCGGCGTTCGCAACATGCGTCGCAAGAGCTGGAAGTCCTCTGACCTGGCCGCCGATCTGTCTGGTTCCGACCCGATGCAGGCCATTGCCCGCAGCACCGGTCGCTACTGGATCCGCGACATGCAGAAGACCTGCGTCTCGATCCTGCAGGGCATCTTCGCTGGCCCCCTGGCCTCCAGCCACGCTGTTGGCGGCACCTCCTCCCAGCTGTCCCAGTCCCTGATGGTGGACGGCATCGCCAAGCTCGGCGATGCTGGTGACGAGCTGACCGGCATCATGATGCGTTCGCCGGTCTACTACGCTCTGATGAAGATGGATCTCATCATTCCAGCTTCTAACACTTCTCAGCTTGACACTCGTCTGTCGGCTGAATCGCTGGAAAAGGGCACCTATCTGGGTCGTCCGGTGTTTGTTGATGACCGCCTGCCGGTCGCTGTTGGCGCTGGTACTGGTAGCACCGACGTTCACGACACCTACTTCTTTGGCCCTGGCGCCTTCGCTTATGCGACTGCTCCTGCCAAGACGCCGGTGGAAACCGATCGTGATCGCTTCCTAGGCATCGACTACCTGATCAACCGGACGCACTACCTTGTGCATCCGAACGGTATCAGCTGGCGCGGTACCTCGGCGAAGGCTGCCCCTAGCAACACCGAGCTGGCCACCGCTGCCAACTGGGTGAAGGTGTTCGACGACGACCGCAACATCCGTATCACCCGGATGCGCTGCTTCGTCTGATAGCTGAGCCAATCCGCAAATGCCCCGGTTCGCCGGGGCTTCCTTTTACCCACAAGAACCATGAGTGCTGGAACTTTTCGTATGAGGCGTGAGGCCGCCCTGGCCGCCAAGGAGGCCAAGGCCCAGGAGGCTACCGAGGCCCAGGCTGCAGAGCCCGCTGAGGAGGCCCCCAAAGCCGTCTCTACCGTTGCAAAGGCGAAGCCCAAGCCGGCTGCCCCGACTGCTGCTCCTGCCCCCGCTCCCGCTGCCTGAGAGGTGACCTGTGGCCTTCGTATCGACACTGGGGGCGCCTGACGCGAATTCCTACCTGTCGGTGGCGGAGGCCACGGCTCTTCTTGGCGACATTCCTGCAAGCTACGGCGTTCAGCAATGGCTTGCATTGAACACTACGCAAAAGCAGCAGACACTGGTTGCTGCAACAATGGCGATCAACCCTTTGCAGTGGAAGGGGAAGCCTGCTGGCCCTGAGCAGAGCCTGGCTTGGCCAAGGCTGATGATCGCCGATTACTACTACTCTGAAATTGACGAGCTACCGCTTGATTTCAAGATGGGCGTTGCCTACATGGCAGCATTTCTTGGTATCAATGGCGGCTACATGGGAATCAAAGATGCCGATGGCGGTTCCAAGCGGCAAAAGAACAGCGAGTACGAAGAAGTTGAGCTTGGCAATGGTGACTTGAGAGTCAAGTTTGATAAGAGCGGGATGGCACAGACAGGTGCTCTGTTCATTCCGCCGTACTCAATGGATATTTTCCAGAAGTACATGATTCGTGGTGACTTTGTGCAGCCGAGAGTTCGGCGTGAATCAACGGCTCGCGTTGGTTACAGAGGTTTTGTGACGAGGCAAAAGCCAAGTGGCGTTCGGATGATTAACGGGCAGCTGTGGCCTTATGGCGGCTCCTGGAGCAACAGGTTCTGATCATGTCACTTGTTGACGACGTTTTCGGTTCAATCCCTGGTCCGCTGATTGATGACTGGGGGATTGATGGCGTGTACGTGAAGAAGGTTGAAAATGCTCCCTACGATCCGCTGATGGGGACATTTGCCACGCCGGAAGCTGAGGCAACCGAAGTGCCGATCAAGCTGGTGCCACTTCGCATCAAACCAGAAGAGATAAAAGGTGAGATTCAGCTTACAGACCTAAAGATTTTGATCTCTGGTGATGCGCTTGGCGACTATTACCCAAAAACTGCAGATTGGATCAGGTATGATCAGGCTGGTGTGCAGCGAACTGCGAAGATTGTGCAGCCGCTGACTCACCGTGGCTCAGCCCCAGTCCTACATTCTGTCATCGCGAGGCTTGCCTGATATGGCCAGAATTCCAAGCTCAAAAACAAGGCGTGACCTTGAGCGAAGGGGAAGGAAGAGAAAGGCTGGCGATAAGCCGTGGAGCGAAGTTTCTACGGCAGTTCGTAATCGAATCAACAATGCTGCCAGGCAGGCAGCTGCAGCGGTGATGAATGATCTGGCTGAAAAGGGACCGGCCTACAGCGGTGAATTCCGTGATAGTTGGCGTGTAAATGCTGTAACTGGTGGCCTTGGTCAAGTGACGCCAAATGGGTACCCATACACCACGCGGGATGTCCCTAAGCTTGATACTAAGGCGAGAACATTAGAGGTAGTGAAAGTATTTGAGATTGTCAACACAGCTCCATACGCCCTTTACGCGATGGACATCATTCCCGGCACCTGGAGAAAGCCAAAGGGCTCCGAGCCGATTGGTGGAATTGAGTTTGGCATTGAACGAGGTAAGCGACAATGGGGAGAATCATTTCGTGGTGATGTTGACCTGAGCAAAGATGGAACTGCTGTAACCACAGCAGAAAAAGACTGGTATGAAAACTACGTTAGAGGCGGTGGATTGTCTGCCAACTTCAAGAAAGTCGTCAAGTTTGCCTTCCGCAGCGGCGGTGATGGAACTGTGAGGCTGTCGTGAATTATCAAGCAATCTGCGCTGCGCTTGAGCTTCCACTGAACAATGCGTTCATTGCCCTGAGTCCACCTGTCAAGGTTTTCTTTGATAACTTGATTGTCATACCGCCTGACCCGCCTGGCGAGTACGTGATGGTTAATATCACCTTTGGCTTGACGAGTGAATCAACCTTGACGGATTCGCTTGACCACGCTCGTGGTGCCATCATCGTCAGGATCTTCACTGAAAAAGGCCGTGGTGGCAAGAGGGCCAGACAGCTTGCTGGCGTTGCTTCACAGGTTTTCAGTGTTCTGGGCGCAACAAAAAGACCGCCAACTGGGACATTTGTGCGCGTAAGAGACGTTTCTGGTCCAAATTTCTATATGGATGAAGCGCAGCCGCATTTCATGGCTAGGTTCGCGGCTTCATGGGACGCAACTAGCTGTGGCTAGGATTGGTGTATCGGGCAGTGCCCGCACTGCTGTTCATTTCTTCAAGGTCCATGTCCTGTGATACCACGGTACTGACCGGCTCTTCGGGCGCTTTCTGGTATAAGCCGGCGAACACCGATGCCTGCCTCTCGGCTTCCGCTTTCCCCACCACTGGCGGCAACATTACTGTTGGCGACTTCCTTGGCTTCCAGGTTGACGATCCCGTCACTCTTGCTTATCCGACTGGTGCAACCACCACTGGCGCCATCACCGCTGGCAACTACTACGTGAAAACGTATGATCCCACCACCGGGATTATGACGCTTTCCAGCACGGTTGGCGGCTCCGCTGCAACCGCAACGGCAGCTCCTACCGGTTTTGGCAGCCAGTTGGCGACCATTTCCTACCAGGCATTCGCGCCGATCGCTCAGGTGCGTGACTGGACCTTGGAGATCACCAGGGCTGAGATCGACGTTACCACCATCGGTGTTCCCAGCGGCCAGTTTGCTCCGTTCCGTAAGTATCAGACCTCGTTTGCTGATGCTACCGGCACGACCACCGTGTACTTCACGGATGCTGACTCGGCCATGTCCAACCGCCTGGTGAGCGACGTGTTCCAGCGCCGTCAAACCGGTGCTGCGGTGAAGCTCTACATTGATGCCGTCTACTCGGGTGGCACGATCTCTGACACGCTCAGCCGTTCGATCACCTGTGACGTTGTGCTGACCTCGGCCGGTTTCGGTGTGAACCCGGATGATGCTCAGAACGTGACCATCAACTTCCGTCCCTCCAGCAACGTTGAGTTTGACCTGACTCGCTCCTGATGGCCCTGATTTGGTGCCTGACCTGCCCCCGCTTGTTCGGGGGCTTTTTCATTGGTATAGTTGTTAGGCCTCCGTCCTTTACCATGGCCTCCCCTTCGATGGGCTTCGGCTCTGCTCTTGAAAAGCTGAAGCAAGCCGCCAATCTTGAGCCCGCCCGCAAGGTCGTTCCCCTGAGCGATGGCTTCACCGAGCTTGAGATGTTCATCACTCCGCTTGTTGCTGCTGAGCGCGATCGGGCTCGTCGCAATGCCCGTGCTGCCTCCAAAACCAAAGATGATGACAGCGACTGGCTGATTCACCTGCTGGTTGCAAAGGCCAAGAATGCTGACGGCAGCGCAATGTTTGCCGCTGGTGAGATTCCTGAGCTGAAAGGTGCAATTCGCGCTGAAGACCTTGACAAGATGATTCTTGTTGTTCTTGGCAGTGAAGATGATGAGGTTGATGCCTCCACAAAAAAATCGCAGACGAACTCCGCCAAGACCGCTGGACCTACCTGAAACTGGTAGTTGCCGAGACACTTGGCAAGAGTTACCGTGAGGTTGATACAACGATGGCACCAGAGGAATTGATGCTCTGGTCTGCGTACTTCAAGATCAAACAAGAAGATCAAGAAGAGGCAGTGAAGAAAGCCAAGAGGGGCCGCTAGTAGGCCCCTTTTTTCTGGCTACAGTTGGCTTAAGTAAGGCAAGTTCAAGCCGTGGCAACAAACAGGGAGACAATCGAAATCGCCCTGTCAGGCCTTGAAAAGCTTAATCAGCTTGAGCGAACTCTGAAGGGGCTTGAGACTTATGCAGATAATGTTGCCGACGCAATTGGAGGGATTCAGTCACGAATTGATGAATTAAGTGGCGTTGCTGGAAGGGCAGCCACCAGAGCAAGAAGTGCAAGTGTTGCCGCAAGGGCAATTGGTGGCGTTGTTGGCGATAAGTCATTCGGCAGGGGTCCAAGTGGTGGCGAAACGCTTAAAAATAGGAATCGTCTTAAAAAGATTGCAGCAAGTGTAGACCTTGAACTTCAGCAGTCAAGAACTGTTTTTCGGGAGGCGGCGAAAGCCAGAAGAGCGCTTACACCAGAGCTTGAAAAACTTGGAAAAGCGGCAAATCAAAATGCTCGCGAGCAGGCAAGGGTTGGCGCGGAATTAACGGAGTACAGAAAAACTGTTAGATCGGCCAGGGAAAGAATTCTTGCTGGCGTGAGCGAGCTTGGCGCTCAAGCGAGAGGCAGGAGCACAAACATTCTTCGCAGTCGTTATAGAACGCAGAGGAACAGGCTTAGCTCTGGACCTGAGCTGAGTGGCGAGCTTGCAAAACAAGCCGAAGAGCTTGAAAGAAAATTTGAATCTACGGAAAAAAGGCTCGCGCAGCTTGACAGGGCAGAGCGTGCGCTGAATCGAACCGTTAGGGCGGCAAATCCTGAAGCAGGTCCGTCTGAGCTGAGAAGAATTATTGGCAGAGAACGAGGCGCTATTGCGTCAAGCCGCCGAGCTACGGTAACAGAGCAGGGCAGATTGCTTGAGCAAAGGCGGGAAATTGGACGTGTAAGCCGTGGCAGAAGACTCGTTGGTGCCCAAAGCACTATTCTTAGAGAAAGAATTAGTGGACTTGAAAGAGCTGGTGTTACACCCGGACGGCTAAAGGCGGATATTGGTGGTCAAAGCGTTGACTTAGAAACAATAATTAAGCAAGCATCGCAAGCCGCAAATCTTGCGGGCAAGAAAGGCGACATCAGAGGAAATGTAGAGAGGGCCAAGACTCTCCTTGAAATTGCAAAAAATCAGGTAGGCATCCTTGAGCGAGAGCTTACGCTTACCAATAAAGTTGCCGATGCGGAGCAAAAAAGAGCTAGTGCAATCCAGAAAGTAACAGACATACTTGAGCGGCTTCGGACATCTGGTGCCAGCGGCTCAAGAATGCAGGCTTTTGAGCAGCTCGCTACTCAACTCCGTGGAATGAGTAACTCAAAAAATATGCCAGAATTTGATCGCGTGCTGCGTGATGCACTTGCAGCAAGTGCTCGCGTTGCTCAGCCCAAGGGCTTTGTGCGCGGTCCAGCTTCACCACTGCTTGGCAAAAAGTTTATTCAAGGTAGTCCCAAAAATATTGCCGCCAGGGAAACGGCGTTACTTCAGATTGAGGAGTTTCAGCAGCGAATCAATAAACTGTCTGCAAAGGGTGCGCCTGGGGAAATCCTTAATCGTGCCACAGACGCCTTCTCAAGACTTGCCAGCCTTGCCTCTTCAAATAACTTCAGGCAGTTTGATCAACTTGCCTCCAACCTTCAGCGTCTACTGAGAATTGCGTCTGGCCAGATTCAAGGAGGTGCTGGCGGCGCCGGCAATAGAGCCAAGGCAGAAGAAAATGTTATCAATACCTACAAAAAAACAGCAAGCGCTGTTGAGCAGCTTGAACTTGCCAATGAAAGAGCTGCAAATAGAGCTGCTGGGCTTTACGACGATAGCGATCTCAAAAACTTTTTGAACGGTCTCTATCAAACCGAAGAAGCCGCGAAGGGATACCTCGATCAGCTGGATAAAACGTTCAAGCTTGAAGATGCTCGCAGAAAAGCAAACGAAAAGGGCGCGGCAAAAACCGAACAGCAGCTTGACCGTGAAAACGGTCAAATGCTGGCGATTGAAAAGCGTCAGCGAAAACTGGCTGAGCTTCGGGCTGCTGGCGTAGCCGGCCCTGCAATCCAAAGGGCTCAATCTCTTGTTGAGAGGCTTCCTGAGCTTGCAGCGCAGGGCGCTGGCGGTGCCAGGGAGTTCAGAAGGGTAGAGCGACAGGCTGCGCAGGCTCTTGGATTTGCAACTCCAGGTCGCGGCGCTGGAGCGGGCGGGGGCAGAGCCAAAACCCCAGAGCAAATTGCCAGAAACTTTGCACGAGAGCTTAGCTCAGCTCAGGTAGCTGAACAAAATCTGATCGGCCTGTCAAGAAAGAACGTAGACGCTTCGTCGCAGCTGGTTTCAATCCAGGGCGCAATCAATCAGGCAAAAAAACTTGGCACCAGCATCTCCGAGAAGGATCTTGAGATTCTTAAGGACCAAGTTGCCACTGCTCGTGATTTTGTAAAAGTTCAAAACGCGCAGCTTGCCAATGCCCAGAAAGGTTCCAACCTCAAAGCGCTGAAGGCCGCGAGCGAGAGCCGCCTGCCCTCTCTCCAGCGCGACACTCTGACCTCTGGCCTGATCGAGCTGGGCCGTGCTGACACTGCCGCCAAGGTTTTCCGTGGTGGTCGCAGTGGCGAGCAGGCTCTGAGCAATATTATTAACGCCTTCAACAAGACCCAGCAAACTCAGGCTACTCGCGGTAGCGCGGCTAGGCCAGCAGACGAAAGAACCGGGGTCGAAAGAGAGATTGATCGCTACAAGCAAATCTTTGCTGGGCTGACCAGTAATCCACGCTTCTATGGCGAACTGCTGTCAAAGCTTCCTCGCGAAGCCATTACAACGACGATGGCGGGAGCGGCAACGGAGCGTGAAGCAAGTATTAGACGGCCCGGCCTGAGTGTTTTCAGGCCTGGTGGGGGTCCTGGCGATCTTGAGGGACAAATTCTCTCTGAATATCAAAAGGTTTTTGGAACTGTCCCGTCAGGAGTTAAGCAGCTTTTTGACAAGATTGGCAGTGTGTTTGACGCGATTGTCGGTCGTCCCTCTGGTGGCGGAGGTGGCGGGCGTCCGCCGATTGGCCCAGGTGGACCCTCTGGCCCTGGGGATTTCGGGGATGAGATCAACAGCGCACGCGGCAATACGCAGAGGCTGCTTGGTTTGGCAGATATTGCCGATATGTCTGGTGCCAGCATCAAGGAGCTGCAGCTATTTTCGCAGGCGCTGTCTGAAACACGCGAAGGCGTGAAGATGACGGATGCGAGCTTTAATCAGCTGACAAAGGCAATAGACAAGGTTGACGACAGAATTGCGAGAACCGATCCAGATGCTGATCTGCTTGTACGCAGATTCGGCCGTAGAGGAGGCCAAGCGGTCGGGGAAGGCCTGATCGGTGGTGCGTTCCCCCTCCTGTTCGGTCAAGGCGGTGGAGCGGCCCTGGGGGGCGGCGTGGGCGGCTTCCTGGGCGGCTTTGCTGGTGGCACGCTGGGCTTCGGCCTGTCGCTGGCTGGTACGGCGATCGGTAGCCAGGTGGATGCGCTGGCCCAGGCTGCGCAGGACACTGGGAATCTGCTCAGGGATCTTGCCGGTGACGTAAGCGGATCTTTTGAAAAAATCAAAGAATCAGGCTTGTTCGCAAGCCGTGGTCAAGAAAAGCTTGTCAGCCGCTTACTTGAGGCTGGTGATAAAACAGCTGCATATGCAATTATCCAGGGAGAACTAAACAAGAAAATTGGTGCAGAGGGAGCCGCTCAACTGAAAGCTGCTGCAGACGCTGGAGATCGAATGAAGCGAGCAATGGCAGACCTCAGCGTCCAGATGCAGATTTTCATCGCTGGCCCACTGACGGATCTTCTAAATAAAATAAGCGCAGCCATTGAGGGAAGGGCAACTGAAAACAGGGTTCAGGATCTTCTTGCAACGCTTCCCCAAGATCAGCGAAAAAGATTCCAAGCTGAGTTGTCGAAAGAAGCTGCCGCCAATTCTCCGTTTAGGGGATTCCTTGGCGGGCTATTTGGCTTTAATGCTCAGCGAGCCGGTCAGGCGACTGGTGGCGGTGAGCGCTCGCTTATTCCACAAGAAACATTGAGATCCCTTATTGCGGAATTTTCGCAATTTGCAGCTCAAGGCGGTCCACAGTCAATTAGCGAGAGAAGTCAGGAGACGATTAGAAATGCTGAAAGCCGCCGCTCTCTTGCTCAAGCGGAGCTTGATATTGCAAGCAAGGCGGGTGAGCCAGCTGAAATCCTAAAAGGCTTCAAACAGCAGGCTACCGCAATTCGCCGCGAACAAGAGGACATTGATCGTCAGTCTTTTGAACTGCGTCGTGACTACGAAAAACAGATTGAAGATATTCGCCGAGGTGTCGAAGATCGAATCACCCAGATTCGTCAAGAAAACGCTCAAAAGGAGCTTGAAATCGTTGTTAAGCAGGGTCAGATACGCGAAGCCTCGCTTAAAAACGCAAACGCACTGATTCAGGCTTCTTTCGCTGGCGATGAGCTTGCGTCAAGCCTTTCTGACGCAGTTTCTGCTTACCTAGAAAGCCAGCTTTCTGCTCAAAACCAGATTGAACAGAGGCGCAGGCAGTTTGAGATCGAAGTTTCCAACAGGCAGGTTGAGATCGAAAAATACAAAGCAGAGGTAGCGAGAAACATATCTAGGCTGAATATTGACACAGCCCAGAAAGTCGCTGAAATCAACCGCAACATAACACGAAGGAACGAAGACGCAGCTCTTAATAACTTTGAGACTGAGAAAAAGATTGCGAGTTTGCGAATCAGGGTCACAAACGAAGACCTGATCGTTCAGCGGGCAAACCTAAAGGCTGACATAGCCGGTGTTCAGGCTGCTCTTCAAAAAGAAGGTCTTACGCCAGACCAAAGAAAAACTTATGTTGATCTGAATTTTGTCAGATCACAGAGACTACGTGAAATCAATGACGCAGTTAGTGACTTCAAGGATTATCAGAAAAAGATTGAGCAACTTCAGGCACCGCCTCGGCTGACTGAAATCGCTCCAGTCGCTCTTGGCAATGTCAATGCAAGCCTGGGTGCACTCAACAGCTCGTTCCGTGAAGGCACGAGACTGCTGACTCAGTTCAACGAAGCTGCGGATGAGCTTGATGGAATCCTTGAGACCGGTCGGACAATTGAATTCGTTGCAAGAATTCAGCAAATTGCACTGTCAAGTGGCCGTGGTCTCATCAATTCGCTTCGCGAGTCTGTCGATGGATACAAAGCGTCGATTGGTCAAATTGAGCCGCTTTCGGAAAGAATCAGAAAATCCTTCGACGACCTGATCACGAAATACCAAGGAAAACTCACTCCTGCCGACGTTCAGGATCTGAAACAGCTCAGAGATCTGCAGATCAGGCTGAAAGAGCTTGAGCCTACGATCAAGTTCTACACCGATAGCTTCAGCGGCTATACAAACGAAATCAAGGGCGCCAAGGAGGCAATTGTTGAGCTGCTTGCTCCAACAAGTGAGTATGAAAAAGCACTGCGACTCATCAATAAGTCCGGTGGGCTTAGTATTGATCCGAAAATCAGAAAAGACTTGCTTGAGTCTGCAAAAGAGCTTGACAACATCAACGCCAAGCTTAAGGCGCTTAGGGCGCTCAAGGACGTAGCCGGTGGAATTACGGATTCCTTTATTGAATTCAACAAACAGCTGCTTACCGGGCAGGGTCTTACTGAAAGTCTTAAGGGCTATCTTGAGGGAGTTGCAAACAAAACGCTCGGCGTTCTTCTTGAATTTACGCTTCGCCCCTTGGAAGAAGCTCTATTCAAGAATCTTGCCGGAGCCCTTGGTTTTGAGATTGACAAGGAAGATCCATTGCTCAAGCCTCTTGGCTCAATCGAAGGAGATGTAAAAAGGATCGCTGATTCGATCACCAGCAGGGCTGCTCTCGGTCGTCAAGAGCGTGAGGCTGCTGCTCAGGCAGCGGCACAGCAGCCAGCGGCGCAAATGCCAGCAGCTCAGCTCCCCGCTAATGGCATCGTGCCTGGGCCTGGTGCTATGGCACAAAGGCAGGGCTATCCCGAGTACATCGACAAGTCAGTCCTTCGTAACTGGCTGATTTCACAGGGAATGGGGAGGACCAGCGGCGATTTCACCAACGCTGGTCATAGAACACCCAACCATATGCTTAACGCTATGGATATGGGATTTATTGACCCCAAATATGACAGCAATTACGTTCAAAAGACAAAAGAGATGGAAGCCAAGCTTCGGGCAACCGGGGCATTTGGGAATCAGCTGTTTGGGCCGACCAGCGACCCCGGCGGACACGGAACCCACCTTCACATTCCGACGCCGGGTGGAAGAGTGAAAGTCACGCCTGGCCTGGCTCAGTTAATGGGGCTTGGCCAGCCAATGCAGCAAGGTCAAACCTATCCATCCGTTGGCAATGGTCAGCCGGAACCGGAATCACCAGTTGCACCAGCCGCCAACCAGGCAGCTGAATCCCTCGGAAATCTTGATCAAAAGGCAAGGCAGGCAGCTGAAGGAGTTACCCAGGTTGGCACGCAGATGTCTGACTCCGTTTCTAAGTTCCAGCAAATCGTTGGCACTGGTCTACAGGCGATCACAAGTGTTGCCATGGGCATTGGTGGCGCCCAAATGATTCGCAAAGGCGGTACTTACAACACGTTGATGGGCGCTGCTTCGATTTTCGGATCTATTAGCTCTCTGACGGGGATGTTCGGAACCGGTGGCCCCCTGTCTGGTCTATTCGGAAGCAAGGCCCCATCGGCCACTGCCAGCAACTTCATGATGCCCCAGGTGACCGGTGTTCCCGGCGGCTTACGCGCCTTGGGCGGCCCAGTCTTCAAGGGTGAGGAGTATCTGGTCGGCGAAGAAGGCCCTGAGGTCATCAGGATGGGTGCCAACGGCACTGTCATCCCCACCGATGAGCTGTACGTGCCCGGACTGGACGACAGGGACTCCTCCAGCGCCCCTCCGATCGGTCGCTATGCCAGACGGTCCAATGCCAGCTCCGACATGGCTGATGGCGATTCTGAGCGGAGCGTCTACGGCGACACTTACGAACGGGGATCCAGTTCCACCACCTACATCGGCAACTACGGCAGAACAGTTCCGTATCAGCGGAGTGAAACCAGCCGGGAGATTGATCGACTGGAGCGCGTTACTTCCAGCCCGAGCGAACTGCCTCCGATCAAGTATGAAACCACCAGAGTCAATGAGTATGACTTTGTGACACCGGAGCAGCTTGAGGCATCCAACGCAAGAACCGCCAAGGTCGCCAGAAACCAGACGATCCGCGAGCTTGCTGATAGTCTCAAGACACGTAAGCGCCTGGGGCTCTGATCTGTGAAGGGTGAATTTGCAATCGTCAGCTACATCCGCTTCAAAGAGCGCGGGGGAGGGGGCTACCTTCCCTATGCGTATCAGAACTACTTCATCAGTGAAATACGAAACTACGGCGGCGTTTCCTACGATTTTGCTCCGTTAGGTGTTTCCGGTGGTGGCGGCAAGCAAGGTGGTGAACGCAGCAGGGGTGCGATTGTCTGCCCTGCTAACACGATTGCACAGAACATCTTTTGGCAAGCAGATTCCAATAAGTGGCTGGTTGAAGTCACTTCTGTTGAAATCGACACCTCAAGCGATGAAGAACTTGCGCAGCTAACAAGAATGCTGTGGGCCTGTAAAGTTGAGGGCAGTGTTGAACTTGGCAAACCCGGTCAATCAGTTCTTCAGTTGTTTAGTCCGCTTGATACAATCGGAGCTACTGTCGGTGGCAGACCGCTTTCGCAGTCACTGGTGGGAGCGCTGCCAACAACAGGGAGTATCTCAGTATGAGCCTGAAAGACTATCTTGGCCTGAAGCATGAGTTTGCAGCTGACCCAAGGGATGGGAGGGCTGCCGATTGCCTGCTCCTTTGCTTTACACTTCTGGATGAAAGTGGTTTTTACAGGCCTGAGCTTGATCCGCGCTGGATGGACATGGCGCTTGCTGGGCTCTGGTCATCGCTGGAAACAGCATGGAATCACCACACCTCCCCTGTCAATGCTGTTGGCGCTGGTTGCGTAGCACTTCACTGGAATAGACCAAACAGCAAGCACCCACGACTTGGTATTTCCACTGTTGTTGAAGATAGCGGCAATCTTGGTGTCGTTATGATTCACGCAAGAAAGGGTGTTGTCTGGCTTCCGCTTACAACTCCTGGACTTCCACGGTTCAACTTTCGCCGTTTTACACGATGAAGCCTCATCTGCTGCCGATGCACTACCGGCTCGGTCGCATCCTGGGGATCCGGCCGGAGGAGGTGAAGCGCTTCTACGCGGAGGCCGCCAAGAAGGCAGCGGAAGGCCCCCAGCCAGCCGTTGTGGCCGGTATCGAGACAGCCACGCTGGCCACCATCGCAGCGGTCGCTTCGGCCATCTCCGTGGGCCTGACGATCGTTGCCCAGTTCTTCCGCCCTGGGGAGGCGAATCCAGCCAGGCTGCAAAGCAGCGAGAAGTTTGGTCGAACAGTCAGTGATGTGCGGCGCTATGCACCTCGCGATGGCTTTGATTCGCTGCAGGAGCCGGCCTCAATGGGTCAGCCCATGCCGATGGTTTTCGCACTGAAAGAGGAAATTGATGGCGAAACATATGGCGGGATCAGGGTCAATGGCTCACTGGTGTGGAGTCAGCTACAAACTAGCAATGGACAGCAACTTCTTAGAACTGTTTTCTTGATTGGCGATGGTGGCATTGGCGAGCTTGACCCAAACGGTTTCGCCCTTGGCAACAATCTTCTCAATGCGTATAATATTGGCCCAGGAACAGAGCTTGGCTCCTCATACGTCGTTTATGTCAGGCCGAATGGTGGACGGATCACATCAGCGGACCGCATTGCTGGAAGACTTGCAAATCTTGATCCAGGAAATGCCGAAAACTACGGTGGCAGCGATGTTTTTGCGGTTAGGTCTATTGACAGAGCATGGGCTGGTGACTTCTGTTCTGTCACACGACCCAGTTCAAATGCTGTTTTTGGCCTTTATTCTCCAATCGGCAACAATCTTGCTTATCGCATAAATCCCGTCATCCGCGCACAGTACCAGGCGCAGCTGATCCCAAAGGGAGATGATGGCGATGCAAAAGTTGTCTGTCAGATTGATGATGTTGCAGCTGCTCAACGCGATAAGACTCGGGCAGTTTTTTCAACGCGCTCTGGCTTCATCTCTGGTAGCGCTGATGCTATTGGCAATACGCTAGTTTACATCCTTGACAACAGCAGTGATGTAGAAACAGACTTCAGTAAAGCCTTCAACCCACTTGCATGGAGCGTTGAAGTAGAAGTTGAGCGAATTGGCGGCAGTGGAACAACGGTCAACGAATACGGATCTACATCGTCCTCGACTGGGCTGTCTTCATCAGCATTTAACGAAGGCTTTATTGAAAGCTCGCTTATTGCTGGCATCCAGTGGCTTGACGCAACGAATAATCCAATTACTAACCCATTTGTCTTAATCACGGAGACGTCCGGAACAAAGGTTACGCTGAGCACAAACCTTGAATATGACGCCTCTTCGTTGACAGATGAAGAGAAGAAGGTACTGCTTTACTGTCGCTTCAAGCTAAAGTTTGTCAACGGAGCCATTGATGACGATGACGAGCCCTCGGCCTATTATCGTGTCAACGTTGAGCAGAAAACAGATATTTCAACAAACTACAACATCAACTTCACCAATCAAACATTTTCGGCAAGCAATCAAGCGCCAACCATAACTTATGTCGTTGATTCGCAGGCCGCCTCGCGCAAAACTGTTGAAACAACACTGAACAAAGGTGAGCTTTACAGTGAGCCAGCGGCTGACATCGCTTCTGCTATCGCTGGCAAGCAAGAGCAGTGGGATGATGCAATCCAGATTGGCGCACTTTACAAGTTTGGTACGGCACTGGTTGTTTGCACTGGTCGCAGCCCAGAAGGCGAGGTCTTCACAAGCGAGGCCGGTTTTAATAACCCAAGTTCGCAGAATCCACGCCCAGGTCAAGCAATTCAAGCAACCTTCACTGTCGTTCGACCTGGGCAAATTGAGCTGACGACGCTGAATGATATTCGCCGTGGTGCAAATGAGCTGACCGAGCGTAGCGTTGCAACCAACTTTCCTCACCTGTTCAGGGTTTCAATTGCAACCATCACGACAACCCGTCCAACGCGACTGATTGAGATCATCGTCAGGAGCAACCTTGGCATCAGGATCAGCAATCTCTGCAACTTCAGGGACACGATCTCTTATGGCGCTGCTGACAACAAGGCGTGTCTTGACTACCGGGGAGACACGATCTCAAAAGGCTCAACGCTCAAGCAGTTCAACTACACCTCTGGAACGGTGACAACCGCCCAGATGCGGTACTCCTTCTTCAGGATTCGCGTCAGAAAAAGCGGTAGCGAAGATGAGTGGACGCAGTTCCCTGAGTGCTATTGCATTCGTGGCATCAACCAGCAGAATCAGTTCAATACAATCAGACTTCAGTTCCCCGAGGTTGCGCAGTGGGAGATTGAATTTGAGCCATTGTCTGGATGGGAAATCAGATCCGGCAATGCAACCGGCACCTACGTGCTAATTGATGACAAACGCAATACCGAAAGCAATCTGATCACCAAAAGCTATCAGTCGGTCACGCTATACGTGTACGGCAAGCAGGGCAGTGGAGCTGACATTGGAGTCGTCAACACCAACGACGATCCCTTCAGGCTCCCGGCGATCCATAAAGACCAGTCCCAGGGCTATGGAAGCCTGGGCTACGGCTACACCGATGGCGTTCAGTTCGTTGATGAATTCGGCGCCTTGGCTGAAACATTCGTATTCCCCGAAGTCACATCAAGTGCCGAAGGCAATCCAGAGCATGAGATCGTTTCAGTCACTGAAATCGTTCAGAACGAAACGCTGCCGCTCTACCCAGGTCTAGCGCTGGCAGGTCTTGATCTACTGCCTGGCAATACCTTCCAGCAGCTGGGGCAGTTCTCTGGTTACGCGAATGCCGGATACCCGGAAACTAGAAGGCTTCGCAATGACATGACGCGAGGTGCTAGCCACCTCCTACCTGACATTGCTCTTGAGCTGCTGACCAATCCGGTGTATGGCAATGGCGATCAAGTCAGTGATGACCAGATCGACATGGACTCCTTCAAGGAAGCGGCCGAATGGTGCTACGCCAACAGGTACTTCTGCGATCTGGTCTATCTGCCGTCAAACATCAAGGAATGGATCGCCCAGAAGGCCGAAGAGCACCTGATGTACTTCCTGGAGATTGATGGCATATTCGTGCTGCGTCCAATGTTCCCGTATGTCAGTGGCGATCCGACAAACTGGAATGCACCAGTGCAGATCAAGGGCGTATTTGGCCTGCTGCAAATGCGTTCCTTCTCGTTCTCAGCTGTTGACGAAGAGGCTAGGCGTTCAATCAAGGTTTCCGGCCGCTGGAGAGAAGAGAGAAAGTCCAGTAATATTACGAATCCAGGGATTTTCCCCGTAGAGAAGGAGGTTTTGATTCGTGAAGCCGGAACGCTGTCATCTGAGGAAGATCCGATCCAGTCGTTCGATCTTTCGGATTTCGCCACCAATGAGAAGCACCTGATTGACTATCTGAAGATGAAGGCCCGTATCCGCAGGCTTGCAACTCATGGAGTCACGATGGAGCTGACACAGGACTCTCTGCTTGCTCCCGTCAAACCTGGGGACTATGTTCAGGTTCCCGTTGAGGTGACGTTCTTTGATGAATACAAGACCGGAATCGTGAAGGATGATGGCGTGCTGATCTCAGTTGTTGACATTTCGCCCGGTGTCTATCAAGCTGCAATATGGAATGGCATACTGGAAAGCCCTATCACTGAAACGCAGATCACCATCAACGGAGACGGAACTGCATCACCAGCTGGCGTTATCTTCATGATCAAGGAGTCTGGCTCCGATTACAGGACATACCGCATCCTTGACATTGATCCAGGGGAGAGCGGTGGTTTTACCGTAAGCGCAATTGAATCACCAACCGATGCAAACGGAAGGCTGATCCTGTCCCAGAATTGGGGTGGATTGACCACTGACGAAAACTGGGTGATTGAAAAATGAGTTCCATTCAGTTCCCTGACATCACCCCCTCGTCAATGGATTTTACGCCTCCGCGCTTTCCGGTGGGCGTCGATACAAGCCTTGGCGGTGTTACAACCAGAAGAAGGTTTGGTAACCGTCAATATGACGGGAGGTTAGCTGTTGAATTCAGGAATATCGCGAACTCTATCTGTGCTGAGACGCTGCTGGCCCATGTCCAGACAGGCGGGCTTGCGTCAATCACTTTTTACGACAGCTTTTTCCTTGGCGCTGGTGCCGACCTGAGGCCATTCTTGGACTGCTCAGCGTACCAAGGCTTATCTTGGTATTTTGTTGAAGAGTCGCCGCCAAGAATCAACCGGATCGAGGGTGGAGCAGAGATTTCAAATATGTCTGTAGAGTTTGCCGCTCGTCTGGTGCTGTAAAATGGTGAAAAACCATCTCTCCAATGACCATCGCAACCGGCGCAGACGCCTACGTCTACTGGAACGGACAGCACGTTGGAAGCTTTGTGTCAGCTGAGCAGCCAACCGAGAATCCGGCACTTGAAACAACGCCTCTTGGTGTTAGCGATAGAACCTACATCAGCTCACGACTGAGAAACAATACGTTCTCTGGGACGTTGTACTACGATCCCGACGACTCTGCAGCCAAGTTGCTGATCAATGCAATCGACGAGAACGTATCACAAAACGGCACCCTTAAGGTCGAATGGCTCAAGAATACGTCAAACGGAAGCCGTGAAGGTTCGGCTATTGTTACCTCCAGAGGTGCTTCAGTTTCTGTAGGTGATCTTTTGCGGATCAACCTTTCGATTCAGTTCACCGGCACCGTTTCTGGCAGCTTCTGATGTCCGTCATTCTCGGCTATGGGGGCTCGATCCAGCTGAGCCGTGAATGGCCGATCCCCACGGTCTTCCCGCAGTCGAGCCTGACCGGAGCCGGGACGCTGCTGTGCCGCGAGAAGGCCTTCTGGACCGGCCAGAGGGTGCTGATCTACTCGGAGCTGGGCCTGCCGCTGAGGGTCGGTGGAGCGACCTACGCGCCGTCCCCTGATGGGCATCGGTTCTGGGGAGGCCTGGGCGTGACGGGGCCGAACACGGACCACCGGACGAACGATGCTGGGGTCTTCTGGGACGCCTCAGATGCCAGCCCCTTCTGGGAGGACGCTGCATCGACGGGATTTACGCAAACGACATCGGCGTACATCTATCGAGACAGACTGGACAGAATCAGTTTTTATTCTTCGGAGATCGGCGCAATTAACAAGAGCCAGGATCTCCTGATTCCTTTCTCGCAGGTTCAGTTTGATAACCTATTGATCGCTGCCTACGATCCAGTCACTGAATACATTGCAGCTGTTGAAGCTCTGGGTGAGGTGATCTTCTACGAGTCACCGCAAGCTGAAGAACCGGCCACGAATTACGTTGATCTTCCTTCGCTGATCACAGAAGCTGCTGATGACCCAGAGCGCAGAGGTTGGTCTACACTTGTCGCCTGCAAGGAATGGACGCTGCAAACAGATCCAACTGTTCTTGATACAACGGCGATTGGTGAAGACTTTGGTGATAGCGTCAAGGATGTTGTCAGAGGATCCGGTAGCTTCAATGGCTTCGTCCCCGTGAGTCAACGCCAATCTGGCAAGATTGATGCCAAGGACTTTGTTCGCTTGATGTTGATGACAGAGACAGGCTCAAAGGCAAGCGCAAGGCTGCGCATACAAGATGAGTTCGGCGTCGGAAACTGTAAGGAAGAATGCGTGTGGATTGAATGCGATATACTGCTCGGCCCAGGTGAGCTATCCGCCACATTTGACAACGCTGTCAGCTACTCGTCTCAGTTCGTTGTTGTCAAGGATTCCGACGGAAACGGCATCAAGCCAGTAATTGGCGTATTTGAGTGAGTCATTCAATGTGGCTACGATAGTGTAACCACGGCAGTCAGTTAAATCGTGTCGTCCATCATCCGTTCTGGTCAGTCAGGCTCTATCACCACTGCCACCAACCAGGGCACCGTCAGGGAGCAGATGGCTGCTCTTGTTGATGCAGTGAAGATGGTCGGCGCTGGTGGCGCTCAAATTGGCCCCGGCACAACGATCAACGATCCACTTTCCGCTCCGTACGTTCTTTACGTCAACTTCTACACTGGTAGCGATAAGTTCGTTTCTGGCAGCTATTCGACTGGTGGCTCGGCAACGCAACGCATTGAGCTTCAGCGACTGGAGTGTGGCTACACGGAGGCACGACCCTTCAAGACGATCAACCGTGCGATCATTGAAGCCGGTATTATCACATCGAAGAGCTACTACGAACAGCCGCTAGGAAATAATGATCTCGTCAGCATCATCTTGATGCCTGGCGCTTCTGTTGTTGAAAATGGCGCTGGTTCTTCGGTGTCCGAGTGGGCCAATGGAAAGGTTCCAACCGATGCTGAACTGAGAGCCTTTAACACTACCAGCACGGGTGGCATTATCCTGCCGCGTGGTTGCAGCCTGGTTGCGATGTCCAGCGACCTGCGCAAAACAATCCTCAGGCCGGCTTTTGTGCCAGATCCTGCGCCAGAAGCCTCTGATACAAGCAATCGCCGAACGATCTTCAAGGTAACCGGAACGGGCTACTACTGGGGATTGACGTTTATGGACAAGGTGGGCAGCACCAGCTCCCACCACCTTCTTCACTGCTTTGAGTTTGCAAGTCAAGCTGAGCTGGATGAGTTCTACGGCAAGATTCGTACAGCTTTCGCTGGAACAAACAACACGGGTGGTCTTGATCCAGCGCTTGCAGTAACTCGCAGCTCTGAATATCAGATCGTTGGCCCGCGTCCCGTTTCTGGCAGCCAGACGGAAAGCACGGACACCACAACCTCCGCTTCGCCGTACATCTTCAACTGCTCGATTCGCAGTAACTACGGCCTGTGCGGCATTTTTGCTGATGGTGCCAAGCCCACTGGCTTCAAGTCGATGGTGCTGGCTCAGTTTACGGGCGTCAGCCTGCAGAAGGACTTGAGTTCCTGGCAGAAGTATGTTTCGTCGCCAACGCCTGATTGGACGAGCTTCGCCAACTACGCGGAATACATCAGCACTGATCCTGATAACGTCCGCATGAATCCAGTGCGGCGCTCATTCCACATCAGGGCGATCAATGACGCCATCATGCAGGAGGTGTCGGTCTTCGCTATTGGTCAAGGCATCCACCACTGGACGCAAAGTGGCGGCGAGCTGACGATCACCAATTCCAACAGTAACTTCGGTGGCTGTGCTGCACTTGCCGAAGGTTACAAGAGCAGTTCCTTTGTTTCTGATAGCAGCTGGAACGTAGGCACGATTCGCGTCGCCACCAACCTGAGCGAAAAAAGCAACAATATTAAGCAAATCTTTCTTGGCACTGTCGCAGGGTCAACGGCAGACAATGCAACCACAATCGTCCTGACTGAAGACCTTGAGGACGGAACCACCAATCCAGGTGTTCCGCAGCTTCTTGACAAGGATGGCTATTCCTTTGTCAGCGGTCATTACATCTGGATTGAAAACTCCCGTGGTGAGGACTACAGGGCTCAGTTGGCGTCTACACCGTGGAGTTCTGCAAATCCAAATCGCATTGTCGTCACGGCTGCCTTCAGGAACGAAAATAACAAATTCCCTGGTGACACAATTCTGAATGATCAAGGTTTTACTGTTGGCACTTACCCTTCACTGGCTGGTGCTCGGATCTACGTCCGTCGTCTGCAGGATACCCGCACGGTTGATGAGCGCCGCTATTCGCTGCGCTGCAATAACAGCACAAGCCTTTCGCGTAATCCTGTTCGCGATTACGTGCTGCAGACTGCCCCCGGTAACGGAGGTATCACTGGCAGAATCTCCGATAGCCAGCTTCTCGTTGTTGCTTCTGCATCTTCAATCGCACCAGATGGAGCTGGTGTAGCCAGATCGGCATCGGTTGAGCTGCGTCGCGCCAATGCAGCAAATGACTGGACCTCGGGCGCTATCTATCGCGTTGGCGACGTGGTGAGAAAGGATGCAAAGTCCTTCAGCTGCAAGCAGGCCAACAAGGACACCGCTTTTGATCCAGACAAGTGGGAGGAGTCCTATGCCCACATGGAAACCAGCTACAGGCCAGAAGATTTCTGGAAAAATACACAGCCGATCATTACCTTCAACAAGGATACTGACCCGCTTGACGCTTCAACGACCTGTGGCTACAACCTGACGACCGTCTGGTCTACCGACGAAGATATCTGGAAGCAGCTTCGCAGCGGTGTTGACTACCTGGCCCTGCACTCTCTGTTGGTGAGTCTTGGCTTCAGCGCCAGCAATGCCCATACGATCCTGCTGCCGAAACTTTCCAGCACCCGTGAGCGCAATCCTGTCAGCGCCCTGGATGGTATCAGCGCCCCGAACGGTGCAGCCAACAGCTGGGCGAACTGGGCGATTGAGTTTCGCCGTCCCAGCAACATTCGCCTGTTTGGTCATGCCTGGGAATGGGCCGGCTTCCTGAACTACTCGAAGTCGCTGCCCGAGTATCAGCTTGAGCTGAGCCCACTCAACAAGTTCACGTATTACTTCACCAACAAGAACGGTGGTCGTGTTTATGGCAGTGGCTTCAACGAAGAAGGATTTGTTGTCACGCCGCAGGGTCTGCAGGATCTTGCCACTGGTCAAGAGATCACGGTTGAGAACCTTGGCGATCGTGATGTACCGATTGATCAGGTTGAGTTTCCTAGCAGCTTTGCCAGCCTTACTGCTGTTACCGCAAATATCGGCACACTGACAGCCGGCTCTGTTGTGACAACGCCGCAGTCTTGGGGAGCCGGCTTTGGCACGACTCTGCCGGTGCTGCCACAGGCCTCCACGACCGTCAGGGGCGCCGTGGAGCTGGCTGACAGCACGGAAACCGTGGCCTTGGCCCGGAACGACCTGGCGGTCACCCCCGAGGGCCTGGGGGCCTTCCAGGACGACTTCCTGGATCGACTGGAGTTCATGAGCGACGCCGAGTCGATCGTATATGTTGACAATTCTGTTGTCATCAATGGCAGCAATGTTGCTACCTACGCCAGCATTTCAAATGCTATCTGGACTGACATTAAGGCAAATCGTGTTGTCCACGATCTTGATAACTGGGCTACAACGGCACCAGCAGAGACCTCGGATCAGTACAAGTTTGCAAGAAATGTCGTCTTCAAGACAGTCAAGCAAGCTTTTGATTTTATCAATAGTCGGGTTCCGATCACTCGCAACACGATTGAGATCAGACTGTATCAGTCCAGCGACTCAAACGCCAGTGGCATCGTAACTTGCAGCTATCGCGGTACGGCCAATCTGCTGATTGCCGCTGGCGCATCTGCAACGCTTCTGGCCAACGGTTGGAGTGCAGAGCACTACTGCGGCTATCTGTCAATTCCTTATGCAACGCTGAAGCTACAGCAGGCCAACCTGAACATCACAGGCACTGCTGCAGCGCCAGACACCAGGCGCTCCAATGGACGACCTGTTGTCGCCGGAAGCATTGAGATTGTCAATTCAAGAGTCAAGTGCGTATCTACATCTACCAATGGCGCGATCATCTTCCTTGCTGCTACGGAGCAGTTCTCAATTCTTGCCAACGAAGCATTCTCCAACAAGAATGAGATCAC